ATGTCATATGGGTCTTTTTCAGGTTCTACTGCTGCAGGTGCAGGTGCAGGAGCTGGTGCAGGTGCAGGAGCTGGTGCAGGTGCAGGAGCTGGTGCAGGTGCAGGAGCTGGTGCAGGTGCAGGAGCTGGTGCAGGTGCAGGAGCTGGTGCAGGTGCAGGATCACGAACTGGGTCCCATAAAGGATGCCCCGGTCCGAAAGGTATTGGTGGTGGTAGTGTATCTATAGGTGGTGGAGCTACTGGAGGTGGTGGAGCCACAGGTGGTCTTTCAACTGTTTCAGGACCAGTAGTAAGAGCTGTGGTTGGTGTTGTACCACCACTAGAAACTATAGGAGCTGTAGGAGCTGCTGGTTGTTGAGATAAAAAAGTAGAACCCGGCATTCTTGCTTCCTGTTCTTGTGCAGCTTTAAGATGTCTTTGGTATCCTTCAGGGTCTGCTGCTACAGCTTTAGGGTCTACACCCGGTGGGAGTGTAGGAGCTGGTGTAGTAGGAGCAGTAGGCTGAGTTTGAGTAGGTCTAGGTTTTCTTCTTTGAGCTTGTTGCTTTAACTCTTCTTCTTCTGCTCGACCTCTTGGTCCACCACGTTGTAAAGCCACACGACCACCCTTACGCATGTCTAAACGTGCAGTACTATCTTTACGAGAGCGTAGTTTTTTATTCTTTCTAGCTATTTTCTTATTTTTACTATTTCTTGCCATATTACTTCGCCTCGAAAAGCCTATCTAACTTCTCTTCAATCTTGTCTAGAATGGCAAATACTCTTTCCATATCGCCTTCTAGCTCTGTTTTGGTTACATAGTCTCTTGCCATCTCTTCTCTAGTTTTGTTTAATAGTATATCTACCCTCTTGTTCTCAGAGGTATTACTACGTATAGTGTACAACAGTGGTGCTACCACCAAAGTTAATAGGATATTCCAGACTATATAAGGGGATAACTCCATTTAATTATCTCCCTTATATTATTCTGTAGGTACTACAAAATCATTATCTGGTGTGCAAACTTCAGGTGGATTCGTTATTACTGAATCATACTGACTATCAAATATATCATCCCATTGACTGATCGGACATAAAGCTAAAAGGTCAGCGAGTGACCAAGCAGTTTTGTCTAACTCAGTAAAATTGGTAGTACCATCATCATCTTCAGCATGAACAGTTTCGCTAAAACTACTTTCATAGTAATCAGCCGTACCTTCAGTGCCTTGTGTGTATACCACCTGTAATTCCCAGCGTTCTACTTCATCACTGGTATTTTCATAAGGTATCGCACCTGTTAATGTTTTAGTTATTGCCATTTTTTACTCCTTATTATTAAGTTGTTTTTCTAAATCTTCGACTTTTGCCGAGAGTTCTTTTATTGCATTGATGAGAGGTGTTATAAACATTTCTCTGGATACTGATTGTCCATCTACAGTTTCATCCCACCCATTAAAAGTTGTATTACCTACTTTGTTCATAGCTTCTTTAACATCTTGTGCTAAAAGTCCATGAATTAAAGTTTCTGTGTCTTTTTCGCCTTTATTTAAACGAGTTGCTTGAAACTCAGGATCAACTTCTGCTTGTGGTTTCCAATTAAATGTAACTGGATTTAATTCATTGATAAAAGCAAGACCTAAAGTATCATCATTAATATTCTTTTTTAATCTTTTATCAGATGTTTGAGTCCATGTATTATTAGAAGTAAAGTCATTATAAACATGCCCTCCACTTGATCCTATATGTGTTCTATCGTTTGCCGTTCCAGTAAGAGAAAAACCTATAACATTTTGAGTGTTTGCTCCAGAAGCAGAAGGATCAGTTCCATAGCCTATACAGATGTTATGACCTCCAGTGGTTACAACATCTCCTGCGGAATGACCCAAATTAACATTATAATTACCTGTTGTGGTGTTTCTTCCAGCACCAATACCAACAGAAACACTCTCTGTACCTGACGTTAAGTTTTCCAAAGCACTCCAGCCTACTGCTACGTTAGATACAGTCGAATTTTGATTTTTTAAAGCATAATAACCAATAGCTACACTGTTTGCACCTGCTGTATTTGTTGACAGTGCATAAGTACCAATCGCTGTATTACTAGCACCAGTAGTTATTGCTGCTCCTGCGGCTATTCCCACAGCCGTATTACTTAGAGCTGATGTTAGTGAATCCAAACAATAAGCACCAACAGCAGTATTGTTGCCATAAGTGGCTAATGTTAAAGCGTTATAACCAACTGCTGTATTATTATTAGCAGTTACATTTGCTGCTAAAGCACTCTTACCAACGGCTACGTTGGCTGTTCCTGTCGTGTTTGCTCCTAAAGCTGCATAACCCATTGCTGTATTATTATCTGCTGTGGTATTAGCGTCTAAAGCTAAAGTACCAACAGCAACATTAGAAGCACCAGTGGTGTTTGATAATAAAGCATTTTTACCAACGGCTGTGTTATTAGAAGCTGTGCTATTGCTATATAAAGTATTATTACCATAGGCTGTATTGCTAGCACCAGTGGTATTTACTCTCAAAGCATCTCTACCAATAGCAGTATTATCATTTGCAGTTGTATTAGCACCTAAAGCATTAAAACCGATTGCTGTATTATAATCACCAGTTGTATTAGCGTCTAAAGCTGTAGAACCCACAGCTACATTACCTGTACCTGTCGTGTTTGCTGTTAAAGCAATATTACCCACAGCCGTATTACCATCTGCTGTCGTATTGGCATCTAAACATTGATAACCAAGTGCTGTATTACCAGCACCTGTCGTGTTTGCATATAAAGCCTGAGAACCTATACCAGTGTTGTTTGATCCTGTGGTATTTGCATACATAGCCTGAGAACCTATACCAGTGTTCTCTGTACCACTTGTATTTGAGGTTAATGCAACATGACCCATAGCAGTATTATAATTTGCTGTGGTAGCAGCATCTAAGGCTTGTACACCGATTGCTGTATTTCCAGTACCTGTCGTATTAACTAATAAAGAGTTCATACCAACTGCTGTGTTATTTGATGCTGTTGTATTATCTCTTAATGCATTAACTCCTAAAGCAGTATTTAAACCACCAGTAGTATTTGCTCCTAAAGCATCAACACCTATAGCAGTATTATCTTCTCCTGTTGTATTAGCATCTAAAGCTTGATAACCCATTACTGTATTTTTATCACCAGTAGTTAAAGCTGCAAATACATCAATACCTAAACCAGTATTATAATTTGCTCCACTAATAGTTCCTGTTGTAGCATCTCCCAACATAATTGAACCAGTACCAAAAGTCTTAGCATCTGATAAACCATCTAAATCTGATGCACCACCACTTGCAGCATTTTCCCAAGCTACCCCACTTCCTGTTGAAGTAAGTACTTGTCCATCACTACCTTGTGCTCCACCAACTGTTAAATTATCTGTTTCTAGTGTTCCATCAACATCTACATTTCCAGATATATCTAAAGACCCTGCATCTAATTCACCTGCAATAGTTAATAAACCACTTGAAGGATTATAGGTAAATCCAGTATCTGTTTCAGCTCCTTGAGAACCTGTTGCACCATCTACGAATACAGGATATACAGTTTCATCTGTTGAGTTATTAGCACTAACTGTTACACTAGTTGCTAAGTCTGCTGTACCTGTAACGTCTCCTGTTAATGGACCTGCAAAGGCATCTGATGTTACTGTACCATCAAAGAACGCATCTTTGAACTCCAAAGAACTTGTACCTAAGTCTATTTCATTATCTGTTACTGGATATAATGCACTAGATGTTAATGTTAATCTAGCTGCGTTGTCTGCTTTGAAATCAATTTCATTTGCTGTTCCAAAGTCAATAGCAGTTTGAGAATCTTCTCCTAAGATTAAATCTGTAGCATATATTGAAGTTATACCTGTTTGAGCTGCGTCTACAGCAAGATCAACTGTATTATCTCCATCTTGATATGTTACTGTAATACCACTTTCAGTATTACTTGAGAACATAGCACCTGCTGTATCAGCTATATATTCTGCTAAAGTTGTACCATCTACTGTAATCGCATCAGCTTCTAATGTTCCGTCAATATCTGCGTTACCTGATACATCTAATGTAGTTAAATCTAACTCTCCTGCTATAGTAACATTACCATCTGCTAAAGTTATTAAGTCTGTATCAGAAGTATGTCCAATAGTTGTTCCATTAATGATAACATTATCAACTGTTAAAGTTGTTAGTGTACCTAAACTTGTTACATTTCCTTGAGCTGCAGTATTTAATGTACCTGCAAAAAGTGTAGAAGTTAATAAACCACTAGAAGGATTGTATGTTAAACCTGTATCACTCTCAGCACCTTGCGATCCTGTAGCTCCGTCAACAAAGATTGGGTATACTGTTTCATCTGTACTATTATTTGCAGAAATTGTAATATTATCTGCTGTTCCTGTTGTATCTTGGTTTAATGTTCCAATAACAAAGTCTAAAGTATTGTCTCCATCTTCGTAAGTAACTGTTATATTAGTTTCAGTATTCGAGCCAACCATAGCACCGACTGTATCGGCTATGTATTCATTTAAAGCAGTTCCATCAACTGTATATGCATCTGCTTCAAGTGTACCATCTATATCGGCATTACCTGAAATATCAAGTGATCCTGCATCTAACTCTCCTGAGATTGTTAGAAGACCACTAGAAGGATTATAAGTTAATCCTGTGTCGCTTTCTGCTCCTTGACTTCCAGTAGCACCATCTACAAAGATTGGATAAACTGTTTCATCTGTGGAGTTATTAGCTGAAATTGTAATGTTATCAGCAGTACCTGTTGTATCTTGATTAAGAGTACCTATAACAAAGTCTAGAGTATTGTCTCCATCTTCATAGGTAACTGTTATGTTTGTCTCGGTGTTAGAGCTTACCATTGCTCCAACTGTGTCAGCTATATATTCGTTAAGAGCTGTTCCGTCTACTGTATAAGCATCGGCTTCAAGAGTTCCATCTATGTCTGCATTACCACTAATATCTAATGTGGCTGCGTCTAGTTCTCCTGATATAGTGATGTTAGTACCACCAGTTATAGCACCATCCATTGCGACAGCACCATTAATATCTATAGTAGTAGCAGTAAGTTCAATCTCTGTATCAGATACTAAGTCTAGTACACCATCAGCAGATTGATAAATATAAGTACCTGAATCACCGAATTGTAATTGGTCGGTACTTGAAAGAAGTAAGCCTGTATCGGCTACGTGAGTTAAGGAAACGTCTTGATCATCGCCAAAGTTTATAACTGCTCCGTCAGCTAGGAAAAGATCACTAAATTCTAAAGCACTTGTACCTAGAGCAGCACCATCAGATGCATCAGGTACGAAAGCTGTAGTAGCTGTTATTGTTGTTCCTTGAAGTGTACTAGAACCTGTGATAGCTCCTGTGACTGCTAGAGTACTTGATAGTGTAGTAGCTCCAGTAACTCCAAAAGTTCCTGCTACTGTACCATTTACATCTACGTCAAGTGTATCAACATGTGCAGTACCATCTATGAAAAGGTCTTTAAATTCTAAAGAACTTGTACCTAAATCTATATCGTTATCTGTTACTGGTGATATAACACCATCAGAAATTCTAATTTGTTCTACTGCTGCTGAAGATACTTCTACAAAGACTCCCCACCTATTATTTGTACTATCGGCAACTATCTTATTTAAAAAGTCTAAATCACCTATTGTAGCTATACTACCACCATGTCCTGCAGTACCATCATGTCTGTGTCCTGTAGACCCAGCAGAACTAGATGAATATGCAAAAGCATTGACTAGTTGGTTGTATTCGTTATTAAATAAAGCTGCTGTGATAGTATCACCATCACTCATTGAACTTTGTCGTGTGTAACTGTATGCCATAATTATTGTCTCCCTGAAGGTACGTAATCTATATATAAACCATTAACTGTATAAGGTGAATTTTGATTATCACTAAATACTCGAAAATAGTTGCTGTGTCCACTTCCTTCTATTATTTGTCTTGTTATTGGATCAGAAGCTGCACCAAACTTATGTGCTGCTGTTGCACCAAAAACTGCTGTACCAAATAATGAAGGTTTAGGTATTGATAATGAATAATCCGTTGGTTGTGGACTATCTAAATCATCGAAATTATATCTAATTCTTAAACTTGTATCAACTGTTCCTTCTGGAGTAATTGATAATTTTGCATATTTTAAAGTTTTAAGAGTTCCTAAATCTCCATAATCTAAATCTGGAGTCTGGTACTTAGCTATAATATTACTAGCAGTATTACCAGAATCTAAGAAATTATCTCCTGTATCGTGATTAAAAACTCTTCCTGCATAATCTCCATGATAATGCTTTTCAACTCCACTATAATTAAAGCCTGAAGCTGCTGCAGCACTTGCATCTATACCTACAGTTTCAGACCATTGAAATTGGGTAAATCCTTGTTCGTTTGTTTTAAGTGTACCTATTATGCCTCTTGAAGACCCTCCTGTAGCATCACTCCCATAATATAAGCGATATTGAGATTTATCTCTAATAACAATAGTGCTTATAGTATAAGTTCCTATATTATCGGCAATGTCTTTAATTACAGGCTGTATAGATCGACTAACTGTACCTAACTCAACGTCACCAATTCTTACTGTACCAGCTAGTGTTCTTATTCCATCTGGTGCTAAGAATACTAAGTCACCACCAATTTCCTGAATACTCTTTCCGTCTAAACAACCTATGTTCTTTGTAATTGGTGCTACTGCTATGGAAGCAGCAACATTTATATTACTTAATTTCCAAATACTATTTCGACAGAAGATTATTAAGTCTTCCCTAAAGCTTTTAAGTCCTACTACTTGATCATCAAGTTTAATGCTTCCTGATCCACTTGATGTAAAATCATCTATATCATTTGTTCCACTATAATATATAGTATTAGGTGTTGTTGATGCTCCTCCTACAACTAAATGCTTATCGTGCATTACACAAAACTTAGGATACTCTGTACTGCTTACTGTAATTGTTTTAGCAAAAAAAGTACGATTACTTAATGCTGAATCAGTACCTGTCATCTTAAAATAAAAAGGTAAAACACCAGAACCTTCATCAGTAATAACTACTTCTCCATAAGTTGTATCACCTTCGTAGGTTGCAAAATGTGCTAAACCTTGTGAAGTTCTAGCTACAGCACTACGACCTGTAAAGGTACTATAGTTATCTCCTCCACCTGCAACACTACCCATATTAATCTGTAGCCAACTTTCTCCATCTTGGCTAAAATAAATATTAGTACTTGTACAAGCTATTACACCATCCGCATAAACGTGTAAGCCTAGTATATCATTATCTGTACTAGGATTAGCTGCACTATCACCACCCAAAATAGAATAACCATTTATTCTACGATAGCCTCCAGCTATATCAACTTCAAAGTTTTCTAATAAAGTAGCTGCTCCGGGTCTACGCAAAAGCTCAAAAGAACTAGAAGACTTGTCAAGTCCTCCTTCACATGCTAGTGCGTATGGTTGTGATGGCATTATATTTGATCCGTTGACATATAGCTAGGTGCAGGATTCATTAAAGCTGATCGCATTTGTTTTAATCCTTTTTTATAATCTTCTAAAGCGAAGGCTGCTTGTTGTGGAGCATCTTTAAACTGATGGAAATGGTATCTAGCTCGTGCCATTAATACTGGATTATATACATCTGGAAAAACTGTTGCATCTCCATGAGCATCTAATGCTGTTGGTAAATCCCAAGCAAAGAACCAGACTCGATAAATTTTATCAGGTATAGGACTTACTCCAAACTTTCTAGCATCAGGACTTCGGATAACAAATTTAGGTTCTCCATAATTTTGAGTATCTGCATCATCTATATTCTCAGATTCTCTTAAATGATCTTTCCATTCTTCAGTTGTAACAAATTTTAAATTTTGACTAGTATAAGGAGCACTTACTCCACTTACACCTATAGTAGTTAGATAAAAGTTATCCCAATCTATTGAACCATAATCTGCTGTAATACTAGAACTAGAAGCTTTTAATTCATACCACCGAGTTCCTGCTACAGTTTCTACATAGACATTACCATAGAACGGATCAGTTGCTCCACTTTCTCCTGTGGCTAAGAAAGCCCATTGAGGTTCTGCCATTACTATATCACTATATGCTCTATTGATACAATCTTGAGCATGAGCTTGTATACCTACTGCATCACCAAAGTTTGATGAAGTTAAGACAACCTCATTCAATTCCCTTAATAGTTCGTTAGTTAAGTTTAGATATGTTGCCATTCTTATTTATCCTTATTAAATATACGATCCCATCCAGTATCGTACTTCTCTTTGTTCTCTTTCGAGTAAAACTTTCCAGATAAGCCTCTCTGGTTATTCTTTTTCTTGTTCCTTAAAACAATAGGCTGTTCTTCCGAACCTATTTGTGGCATTATACTTTTTGCGTTGTATAGGCTTCATTAACATCAGGTGTTGATTTATCATCACCCTTATACTTCCCTTTCTTAGTTCTTGCTCGAACTATTTTACCAAAGTATTTTTCCATTCTTGGTCCAAAGTTATTCTTTAGCCAAGACTTATACCACTTATTAAATTCTGTTTGATCCCAACTCATGTTGTTCTCCTTAATTAGGTTTAGCTACTGGTCCACCACTTGAAAGCTTAGTTCTTATTGATCCACCAGATGATTTACCAACTCTTCCACCTTTTGAACCTCCCCAAGGTCCTTTCGTCAAACCTTTTTGACCACCACCTTGTTTAGCTTCTGAAGGTATTCTTTTCTTACCTCTAGTTGGTTTTTGTTTTTTAAAACGTTTCCATCGTATACCTCTTGGGTATTTTACTCTTTGTCCCGGTCCCGGCATTTTATTTCTCCTTGTTTATTATTGTTTATTTAATGTAGGGGAGAGTCGGCAAAGACCCTCCCTACTTTAGGATAATCAATAAAGACTACCCTTGATACTTGACTACTTTTTTGTCAGTTCCTATTTGTGCCATAAGAATTAATCAGGTAATACACCTAAATGTAAAAACTCGATTAAATAAGTCACAGTTGTAGCTGCCGTTGCAAGATCATTTGCTAAAGGTTTTAACCTTGCATAAAGTGTACGGG